CACAGGGCGTACGTGCCGCCGCGAACGGCGGCCGGGTTCGTGAACGCCACAGCGACGCCCACCTTCAAATCGATGTGCATATCCTCATCCTCGCTGGTGGGGGTCGGTGCAGGGGAGCCACTGGGCCACGAGTCCAGGGCGGAACTCGTGTCGTAGTCGTTGTTGGTCGCATACTGCTTCGCGACGGCGCCTGCGGGGATCGCCGGATTCCCGTCATACTGTGCGACCCAGTAGTCCGGTTCGGCCACACCCGCACTACGGAACGCGGAACGCACCGACGGCCACGTGGAACCGTTCATGTACACGGTCGGCCTGCGCCCCGCAGTGCGGCACAGCCGAACCCACGACACCCAGTGTGACGGGGTCATGTCGTTGCCGGTCTCCACGTCCAGGATGTCCGCGACCGTAGTCGCGTGCACGGCAATCTGCAGTTTCACCGCGTTCGGAAACCGGGCCCAGTCCGCCGTGGACCACCTGTAGGTGCCGTCGACGTACCCGGCGACCATCTGCGCCCCGGAGGGCAGCCTCGAGGCCGTAACCCCGTCATACCAGGTCTTCAAGGGTTCTCCTATGTGTCCGGGTGGTGCTTGCGGCAGAGAGTGTATGGGGTGCCCTCCAGCCGGTGCTTGCCTATGCGGAAGCACCCGGCCTCGTGGCAGACGTGGCGGAAGAACAGGACCAGCGGGGCGGCGAGGATCGAGACGTCCGCGAAGACGCCCGACCACCACAGGTACCAGGCGCCGGAGGCGTCGTCCACACCCAGCACGTGCAGGACCGCCCGCATCAGCTCACGCCCACGGCCAGCACAGTTACGGTAGCTCCTGCGCCCACCAGCGCCCGGATGTACGGGAAGGCCACGCCGGCCGTCCCGACGGAGGCCACGCCCGCCGCAACGACGGGGTTGGTGCCGCCGGGGATCGTCACCCACGTGTTGCCGTCCAGGCTTCCCTGGACCGTCACGGAGACGGCGCCTGCGGCGACCGTCTGGACGGTCCACACGGAGAAGGACTGGATGCGCCCGAACCGGTCCGCCCAGAACGTCTTGGGCTGCGCCCCGGCGCCTGTGGGCGCAAGGTTGGCCAGGGTGAGGACGTCCGTGGTGGAGCTATACGTCGCCATACCCGAACCCCAGCATCTCCATCGCCGACTCGTACGACACGTTCAAACCCGTACCCTGCCTGCGCACCGGCAGCCCGGACACGTGCGAGTCACTGAATTCGGAGCTTCGCATCGCTGCCGCCACCCGGCGGCCGATACCAGTAGGACTCTCCGAGCGCGTCAGCGGTCCGCTCGTCGACTCCTCCGGTGGCAGGGAGTCCGCGCAGCCGTTGCTGGCCGCGTACGGATCGTCCTGTATCGGCATCAAAAACTCCCGTCTGGGCTATTCTTAGGATGGCCTGGAGGGCGAGCACGTCCGGACCTTCGCACGTCTGGTAGAGATCCCGGTTCCACCAGCTTGGAGCCACGCAGCACCAGCCCTTCGAGGTAGGAGACGCGTTCGGTGAGTTCGTCGATGAGTTTCTGCTGCTGCTCGTTCTGGCTGGAGAGCAGGTGCAGTTTCTCCTTCTGGACCCGTATCAGGTCCAGTGCCGCCCTCGAGGCCTCTGCCTCGAGCTGGTCGACTCCGGCTTTCTTGGCCTTGTTCCTGGCGGTGAAGAACGTGCCGAACCATCCTGCTGCGAGCAGGATGTTGACCATGTAGCTCAGCTGTCCGGTCATCACTGAACCGTCCTGAGTGTTAGCACGATGTAGCCGCCGAGGGCGTTCGAGTCCTGCCCCCCGGCGGTCGCCGCCTTAGGCTGATCGTTCGCCTGCTGCTCGAAATGGTAGTCGTCGCAGATAACCAGGCTCGACGTGTTGTAGTTCAAGTCCTGGAGCTGCACGATGTTGCCCGACGCGAGCAGCGCCTCCAACGCGGTCATACGCGCATACGCGTACCCGTCGTAGCCGCTGACCTGCCCGAACTTGTCCATCTCCACGTCGTGGCACGACAGCGGCAGCGTGATCACGATCTGCCGGTTCACCCCGGGCAGGCCGCGCAGCTGGTAGCCGAACAGGGTCGGCGTCGTGTTGTGGTTCGCCGTTCCCCTGGCGAACGAGAACCCGAGCTGCAGCCATTCCTGCTGGTTGCCCTCGTTGCCGATCAGGATCGGATCCGTCGAGGTGCCCGACGCCTGCGAGTAGACGGACGTCGAACCTCCCCCCGGGTCCAGGGCGATCACCGAGATCGAACCGTCCGACACCGGGGCGGTACGCATGTACATGTACTTGAAATGCTTCGGCTCGAGCGTGTTGTACCGGATCCTCGCCGTGTACAGGACCCCTGTGGGCTCCTTGTTCGCGGTGTCGGCCAGATACACGCCCTGCCCGGACACGGAATACGCCATGCGCCCGGCCACCGCCACACTGTTGCCGAAGTTGCAGCACGACAAGACCGTGCCCGTGACATGCGAATCCAGGTCGTTCGCGTACGGGTACCCGCCCGACGAAGTATTCTGGGACAAGTCCAGGCGCGTGAGCATCGACGTCGCCGAGATGTTCGGCGGGTTGATGAATCCCGGCTGCGGCAGCGCCGCATTGTTGGTGTTTCCGAAGAACAGGAACCGGTCGTACCCGGAGACCGCCGTGACCCCCAGCTGCGTCTGCACCGCCAGCGGCCCGTAGGTCAGCGCCCCGGAGGGGTCTACCGACGCCACCCGGAAACCCTTCGAGGTCCCCAGGCCGACGAACGTGCCCAGGTAGCCGTAGATCGAGTTGATGCGCTCGCCGACCGGCAGCTCCAAGGCGACCTGGCCGGAGGTGAGCACCGGCAGGCTGCCGCCCGTGTCCAGGGTGAACTTGTGCACCTGGCTGGCGTGCCCCGCGAAACCCGACACGAGGATGTCCGTCGGGGTCTCCGCTACACCGTTGAACACCCACGCCGGGTTGAAATGGGTGAACTTCGGCGTAGGCAGCACCGGGGGCACCCCGCCCACAAGCTCATACACGCCGTTGTCCAGGCCCGCCACCAGGCGGCCCTTCACCCAGCCCAGGATGTTGTTCCCGGACGCGGACGGAACGTTCCACAGCTTCGTTGCCGCAGCGAAGCTGTTGAGCGCGCCCTTCCACACCCCGGTCGAGTCCGCGAAGTAGTAGTTCGTGCCGTCGTCCGTCAGCGACACGATGCTCGTGATGCCGCCCGGCATCGTGTAAGGGGACACGCCCGTGTCGGTGACCAGCTTCAGAACCGAGCCGTCCGCGACAAGAACCTGGTCGGTGCCGTTGTAGTTCACCCCGCGAAGGATCAGGTTCGTGTTCACCGACGCCAGCGCGAGCTTCGACGCCGGAAGCAGCCCGAGATTCCCCGGGGTGCCCAGGGCATCCACATGCTCCGAGTAGGCGAACCGCATGCCGAGGGTGTTGTCCTCCGAAGTGTCCAGGTACTGGACCCCGGCGCCTCCGGCGAAGTCCGACTGGGAGCGCAGCCACCAGCCCAGGATCGACTGCTCCCCCGGGACCTGCTGGTTGTCGAACTGGTCCTTGCGGATCGTCGCGAAATCCCGCTCGTACTGCCTGCGGAAGTAGGTTCCGCGCAGGGACTGCCCGCCGAGGAACGGGATGCCGCCGATCGCATAGTCGTAGGCGATGTCCGTCAGGGCGTACCCGGCTGCGAACAGGTTCGGCAGCCCCGGCAGCGCGAACGGGATCGGCTGGACAATGGACGGCGTGTTGAACGCCGTGTAGGAGATGTTCGGCACGCCGTCCCGCCTTCTAGCCGATACCGAGCAGGGTGAAAGTCGAACCGGTTATGAAGTTCGACGCGTTCGCGGTCGTCAGCACGAGCGAAGTCATGGCGCCCGTGACCGAAAGGTTCCCGGCGCCCTGCTCCGTCTCCCACAGGGTAGAGCCCGCGACGACCCCGCCCTGCCACAGCCACGTGCGGCCGCCGGCGACTGTCACCGAATAGTTCGGGAACGTGACCTCGATGTTTCCGAACGGGCCGCCGTTCGAGGACCCGGCGCACGGCCCGATCACGCCCTTTGTCGACAGCCCCGGGGTCTGCCCGGTGATAGTCGAGCTGTTCGGGCCGATCTGCACCCACCTGGACGCGTAGCTCGCGGTGGACACCCCGTTGATCTGGAGGGAAAGGTCTTCCTCGTTCACGGCGTCGCTGCAGCTCGCGGAAATGATCAGCTTCAGGTGTTTGAAGTACTGCGGGATCGACGAGAACGACACCGACGCCGCGGCGGAACCTAGAACCTGCTCGTTGATCACAGCCATCCCGGACGGGCGCCATGTTCCTGGCGACCCTGCGGTGATACAGATCCACGTGATCCCGTTCACCGTGTCTACCACGGTGTCCCCGAGCAGGAACGAGCCCGTGGTGGGCGGCCCGCCCGCAGTGGCCCCGGCTGTCCTGGAGGCCACCGTGGCGCCCGTCAGGCCCGTGGCGGAGAAGTCGTCGGCGACAATCTCCCCCGTTGCCGTCAGGGTGTCCGTGGTGGGTCCCGTGAGCACGGGCGAGGTGAGGGTCTTGTTCGTCAGGGTATCCGTGGTGTTGCGCCCCACCAGGGTAGTCGGCCCCGCGGGGAGCGTCAGCAGCCCGCCCGTGCCGTTGACCACCGGAGTGGTCAGCGTCTTGTTCGACAGGGTCTGCGCATCCAGGGTGCCCACCACCGCGGAACCCACCCCGAGGCCGTGCACCGCATGCCCCGAGACATCGTTGGACTGGGACGCGTCCACGTGCGAACGGTACTCGCGGAAGTCGCGGCCGATGCCGACGTGGACGATCTTCGCGCCGATCGAATGGGTCTGCGCCGTGGTGCCGTCCACGGCCCGGGTGATCGTCAGGGTGAGGCCGGTCACCAGGGTGACGTCCCACACTTCCTGGTTGGCCTGGCCCGGGTCGGCGACGACGGAGAACGGGACCGCGGGGAACCCGGAGGTGGAGTCGACGATGCAGGTAGTGGCTGCGCCGTTGATGGTCGCCTGCAGGTTGGCCTGTACGGCGGTGGAGGAGAACTGCTGTCCTTGGGGGATGTGGATCATCTCCAAATATATGCTACGCTGTCGTAATGGACGAGACTGCGCAGATGAGGTTCTGGGAGAAGGTCCAGTGGACCCCGGGCTGCTGGCTGTGGACTGCGAGCTTTACTCGCGGCGACTACGGCCCCCGGTAGTCCGTTTGTCCGGTGGGCATCGTCTAGCTCTCCGTATAGAATAGGGGCCGCTTGTACCGGTCGGCGAGCTTCCGGGCTTCCTTCTGCAACCGCTCCTGATAAAGCGTGTTGTAGTACTGGGAGACTTGCGCGATCTGCTGCGGCTGCACCGCAGAAGCCCGCTCGGACGCCTCGACCGAATCCAGGATCAGACGCGGACCGGTGAGCGCCGGGAGCATCTTCGTCATACACGCATAGAACACCAGGTCCGCCACAGACCCCGGCAGGCCCGTGACCGTAGCGAAATCGTCCCCCGGCAGCGACAGGAGCGAAGGTTCCTTCATGTACGTCACCTGGATCTCCCTGCCGGGAGTGATGTCCTCGAGGACATTGACCGACTTCCCTGTGGGGAACGTGGTCGTGTCCGCCGTGTTGTCGTACCTGTAGGAACGGCACCACGGGTAGATGTTGGACGGGCCGATCAGCTGGTACTTGATGTTGATGACTTCTTCGCAGTCCGCCGGAAGCGGATAGTTGAACACCACGGAGATTTTCGGGAACTTCGAGGTGCCCACCGCGAACAGGTCCGGGTACAGGGCGTTCAGTGCGTCGTTCACGGACTCGCGGATGCGCACGAACGGGAAGATCGGGTTGTTCTCGATCAGGACGTTCGCCGCCCACACCGCCGCAGTAGACCCGAACTGCCCCCGGCCGCCCGGTTCCAGGGATACCGTGTTCGTCTGCCGGTTCACAGACTTCACCAGCATCAGCTCGGACCCGCCGATCTCGATCAGGCCCCGGGAGATCTGCGACGCGTCGTTCACCGTGAACGTCAGGTCCGTGGCGGTGACCGACTGGGTCAGGTAGGACCACTGCTGCTGCTTCGAGGAGTACCCGAACAGGTTCATCTTCGTCCGGGACGCGATATCCTGGAGTGTGGGCATCCGGTTCTCCTACAGTAGGACGCCGTTGGCGGTCGCCAGCGAAGAGAACGTGGTCGCAGTCGAGTTGAGCAGGAGCAGGTTCACCGCATTGCCCGCCGGGGCCTGAACATACACGGCCCCCGCATAGCCCGGCTGCCCGGACGTGCCCGCGGCACCCGAGTCGATGGCCGCGGCGATGATGTTGCCGGACGTCGGAATGACCCCCGTGCCGCCGGTGAGGACCTGCGCGGTATCGTTCGCCCCGATCGCCCCGTCGTTCGAGCACACCACGTTCACGCACCCGAACCAGGTGCGCCCCGCCGGAACCGTGAGGAACGCCAGGCTTGCGACGGTGTTCGAGCGGACGGCGAACCCGTTCAGGATGTTCGCCCCGGACGGGGTGAACGGGGCGCCCGCAGCGGACCCGGGTGCGGCGCCGCCGGTGATCGCCGCGGGGGCGCCCTGGTAGGCGACTACGGCTGCCGCGACAGTCGGCGCAGTGCCGCCGGATACGGCCGTGCATCGGGCGCGCAGGACCGCGAACGGCACAGTGCCGGGGGAGAACTGGGTTTCCCCGGCGACATTGGAGGCGGTGGCGAGGGTGAACCAGGCGACGCCGTCGAGGGATCCCTCGAGCAGGATCGTGAACGAGGTCGGGGCGCCGGTGACCACGGTGGTGATCGAGGCGTACAGGTATGCTGTACCGACGTCCCAGACGGTTTGGGCGGAGTTCGTCGGGTTCAGGACGCCGACGGTGATCGGCACTGCCCCGCTGTAGAATACCTGGTTTGCCGGGGTGCCGACGGGCTGGACTTCCATCAGACCTCGATTCCGTGCTTGGTTGCGGTTTCCCGGATCACGTCATGATCCATGGCTTTGAGTTCGCCCATCAGGGCCTTCTCGTCCTTCTTGAACACGGCGTCGAAGCCGGTGCGCTTCTCGTTCGGCATGACACGGAACTCTTCCCCGTAGGTGCCGCCGTGCTGCTCCGACATCTTCTCCGCGAACTCCACCTTCTTGCGCGTGGTGCCGTCAGGCTGGATGCCCCCCGCGCGTGCACGCGCGTACGCGTCCAGTTCGGATTGGAGGTTCTTCTCGGTGGTGCGGTCCAGGCCCTTGGCCGAGTTCGACCAGCCCACCCGGATACCGGAGGCCCTCGCGCAGTCGCCCCACGTAGCATGGTCCCGGGTGGCGCACCCCGTGCGGCAGGCCATCAGGCAACCTCAACAAGCTTGAGGCTGCTGGACAGCGCCCTAGATGCGCACGAAGTGCGATCGGGCGCCATCAGGCGGTCGCCTCGTCCGAGCCGTGGATGTGCTGCATGTCGTCGGAGAACTTGACCTTCACCGACAGGACCGTGTTGCGCAGAACCTTGAACTCGTCGAGCTGCGAGATGTGGGCGTCGCCGCCCTCATAGTCGTCGTGGTTGCACGGCGCCTCGTACTGGTTGTCCTCCACCACGTACGCCTTCCCCGGGGGGGCGGGGGGGGTGCGTGAAAGCTGTGCGGGGTTGAGCAGCTGATGCTGCTCGTTGAAATGGTCGTCGGCGACCTGCAGGGGCAGGACGTCGCGGCCGTTCACGTCGGGCTTCGCCGTGTGCAGGTCCTTCGGGACGCCGAAACGGGGAGTACCGGGACGGCCGGGCATTACACGCCGCCGATTCCGGCGGAGCCGCCGCCATTCGGGGGCACGACGCCCTGGAACGGGATGCTGCCGGAGCCCATCTTGCTGCCGATCGGGTTCGGCGGGGCCATCGGCGCACGCGACTTCGGGGTCGGGGACACCTTCGCCGGGGAAGCCGTGTTCTTCGCCTTCGCGGCCTTGTTCGCGGACGGTGCGGGCTTCTTCGCCGAGGACTTGCGCTGCGCGGCGGTGGTGGCGGGCCTCGCGGCCTTCCTGGCGGGCGCGCCCTTCGACTGGGCGGCCTTGGCGCCGCCCTTCGCTGCGCTCTTGCCGGACGAACCGGACTTCTTCGGTGCGGTAGCCATGAGTCTCCTCCTGGTCGGTGTGTGGTTTAGACGAAGGAGACCCTGCGCCAGATCGTCCCGTTCGACACCAGCGTCAGCGCGTGGAACGTGGCGGTACCCAGCAGGGTGACGTCGGTCGCGGCGCCGTCGATGTTGGTGCCACCGCCGGACACGGTGATCAGGTTCGCGCCCGCAGTATCCGCAGCGACAGTGACCTGCGCCCCGGGGACCGCGGTGGCCGGAAGGAGGGTGACCGTGTACGCGCCGGTGCGCGAGGCGAAGATCACCGAGTCGAGCGGGGTCATCGTGTACGCGCCGGTGACGAAACGCAGCGCGGTCGGGTTGGCGATATCGGAGATACCGGGCATGCCTGCTCCTAGGCTTGGGCTCTGAAGTCGCCGCCGACTCCGGAAGCGAGGATCGCCGTACGGACCGCAGTGGTCACGGGGGCGTTGTTCGTGTACACCGCGTCGGCGGCGTTGACCTGGTCCGTGGACAGGTACCGTTGCGCCGTGTAGACCCCGGCGTTGTTCAGGACCGTGTAGGCCCTGGTGAGCTTGTACCGCATGAACAAGGCGTCCTCGGCCACAGGGGCCTCCTGGATCACCGGAGGGTTGTACACCTGCGCCCCGGCGTCCGACAGGGACAGCCCCGCGAGGATCAGATCCCCCGCCGCCGTCTCGGCAAAGGCCGGCGAGTAGTTGATGGGGATCGCCGCCAGGTTCTGGAACACGGTCAAAACCTGCGGCCCGAGGGTCGCCGTCAACAACACCGTGCCGGACGTGGCGGACCAAGACCCCCCCGAGGCGCTGTAAGCGCCCGTGAGCGCCGAACTCGCCGCCCTCTTCACTGGGGGAAGGGGAACCGTTTTGCGTGCCTCCAGGACCCCCTGGAAGGCGAAGTCGAGCGGGGCGGTAGGCCCGGCGACGACGACCGCAACAGCGACCGCCGAAGCCGAACTCAGATCGCCGTCCCCGACACCCAGAGAAGGCGCCGGGAAGAAGGCGAACACGGGCGAACCCGCATCCGCCGCATTCCACGTGTGGTAGAACAAGCGCAGGCACGTCCCGTTGGACGGCCCGAACAGCCCCCCGGCCTGTAACCACTGGTTGGTCCCGTTGTAGCCCGGAGGCTCCACCACAATCTGATTCGAGATGCCGAGCCAGACGACCACCAGGTCCCCGACCGCGGGCGTTCCGCCGAGCGCCACCGTGATAGAGGTTGCTGCGGAAGCCGTACTCGCGGAAGTAAAACGGATGGCCGTCATGAGACTCGGATCACCCCTAGCTCAGGTGGAGTGGATGGTCGACGAGGTGCGGATCTGGTACAGCGCGGCCTGGCGGTACAGGGCCCAACCGAGCACCCCGTACCAGCCGATCGGCCGGGACCGCATCAGCTTGTCCACAACCGGGCCCACAACCACATGCGGCTCCTCCGCCACAGCCTCCGCCAGGGCCTGCTGGCCCGCGACAAGGGTCGTGAACACGCGGGTGGTACCGCCGGCGCCGGTCAGGTCGTTGTACGCGCGCGGAGTCTCGACGAAAAACGCGCCCCCGTAGGAGCCGATCTCCGAAGCCCAGATCGAACCCGGGGCCGAATACACGTGCGGGGCGAGCCACCCGGAGATGGTGCCGCCCTCCTGCTTCAGGTCGTACGCCACTTCCGGGTGCACGGCAGCCCAGTACAGGGAGCCCTTGCGCGGAAGCGCCTTGTTCGCCCGCAGCTTCGCCGTAGCAGCGAAAATGTCGCGCGACTTCAGGGTGTCCGCAGCGGTGATCGACGAGTTCGCGCCCGTGTTGATCAGCATGGCGCCGCCAGCCTCGCGGATGACGTTGGTGCCCGCGACCAGGGCGTTCAGGACGACCGCGTCAAGCGAGTCGACCATGTTGAACGCCACGATGTTGGCGATCGCCGGGTCCACGTCCGAGAAGCTGAACAGGTTCAGCAGCCTGGTCCGCAGCACGGCGTTGCCATACTCGGCGAGGGTGACGGAGACGGTCGTCGGGTTGCCGATCGCGACAGCATCCGGGTCCGTGGTCTCGGTCAGGGTGGACGTTGCGACAGCGAGGTCCTGGTACAGTTCGAACGTAACCGAGCTGCCGGGCATCGCCTGCTGGGCGGGCTTCTTGTCCGCGACTTCGCGGTGGAGGGGCTGCGCACGCAGGGAGAACTCGACGAGCCGGTCGTATGCGGGCTGTACCAGGTTGGCCAGTGCGGTCGTGTTGGTATAGGCGTTAGCCATAGGTGATGTCACCTACTTTCATGTCTGGAAATCAGATGGGGCCCGCTGTTACGCGGGGGGCGAGTAGTCCTTCAACAGTGCGAACACCGCATCCGGGGACTCGCAGGCGTCCAGCTTCGACTGGAAATCCATCTCCGTGTAAGCCTCCGCAGCCTGAAGCTGCTTCAGCACGCCGTAACCTGCCTGGACGTTGGTGGGGATATCGGACTGCGCGGTCTCAGGCGAGGCCTTCGCCTTGAAACCGAACACCGCCCGGTTGTCCTCCACCCATTCATCCACCGAATCGTCGGTGGTCGGCCGGTCCTTGGGGTAGAACTTCGCCACCCCGGGGTTCAGCCCACGAGCCGAGAGCGCGTCCCTGACGTTGGTCCCGTAGTTAGCGGACTCAAGGGCAGCCAGGCGCTCGTTGAGCTCCTTGTTCTGCTTCTTCTGCTCCTTGAGGGCCTTCCGCAGCCCTGCGGGGCTGTTGTCGTTGTCGAACTCTTCGAACTCGTTTTCGCTCATGACTGAGCCTTTCTCGCGGTTTCAAGGGCCACAGGAACACGCGGAGGTTCCTGGCTCCCATCTGATGCCCAGAATGAGATACACAATCGCGTACTGGGGGGCGCGATCGGAGCGACTGTCACGCGATCTGTGAGCGCCGTGACGGCCTAACGTGCTGTGTGGTGCCGGAAGAAGTGACCTGGTGGCGGGAGCAGGATTTGAACCTGCGGCCTCTGGGTTATGAGCCCAGCACGCTACCGAACTGCGCCATCCCGCTAAACCGTGATCCGGGACCTGCCCGGATCACTTGGGTAAAACTAGAATCCCGTGCCTGAAGTCTGCTGCAAGAACGACTTCTGTCCCACGCCGCCCTGACCGGAGAACGCCGCCTGCTCCTGCTGCCCCAGGTTCTCCCTGGCCAACTGCGCCGCACCCGACGAACCCATCGTTTCCTGCTCGGCCTCCGCCTGCCCGTACTTAGGCTGGTTGCCGTAGATCGAGGACAGCTTGTTCGCCTCCGGCAGCAGATCCGCGATCTTCTGATACGCCGACTGCGCCTGCGTGTACGTGGTGCCCTCCTGCGCGTAATGCTCCGCGCTCGCCGTATCCACGTGGAGACCCGTCTGCATCCCCGCCTGAATGATCTGCGCCTGGTTCATCTTCTGCTGCAACTGCGGCAGCGGAGTATTCTTGTTCAAGAAGAACCCCGTAAGATCACCGTGCGCAATACCCATCTGCGAAAACGCCGATGTCAACTCCGGCGGGGCCGTAGTCACCGCCTGCGTCGCCAGATTTACCCGGTCCTGCAACTCCGTCGGAGACACATCGTTCGCAATCCAGTCCGCATACTGCTTCTGCGACTGGAGCGACGGATCCAGCCCCGCGACACGCAGGGCCTGCTTGTAGCTGGCCTCCGTCGACAGGTACTCGGCCGGAGTCAACACCTGCAAACCCTGCTTGATACGCTCCGCGTTCCCCGAAAACCTCGCCTGATACTCGGGGGTCTGCTGCAGCAGCGTCGTAATCGTGTCGGCACCGAACCCCTGCTGCAGGAAGTCGAGGATCTTCGGCGCCAACGTGGTCAGCCCGTACGAGGTGAACAGGGTCGAGAGGGCGGCGTACGCGTCCCTCTCCGTGCCGTTCACGCCCTGCAGCTTGTTCAGGAGCGTCTGGTACGGGGTGAGCGCCGGGGCGGGCGGTTTCGGCGCCGCCTTCACCGGCGCCTTCACCGGCGCCTTCACGGGGGCCGCGGCGGCCTGCACCAGGGTGACGTTCTGCCCGGGCATGATCGCGTTCCAGTTCTTAGCGAACTGCGGGTTCAGCTTCTCCAGCTGGGCCAGAGACATTCCGTGCGCCCGGGCGATAGCGCTAAGGGTGTCCCCCTTGCGCACCTTGTAACTGGCCATATAGAACCCTTACTCAGTAGGCGAAGCCCATATCCTGAAGAACCTTGTGCGCGGTAGACATAACCGAATCCTGCGCGTTGCTCGTATGCAGCCAATCCGGCTGCTGCCGCATCCGGACCTCGAAATCCGTCAGAGACAACGGCGCCGGTTTACCGTTAACCGTATTCTGCAAAGCCTGCTTGATCATCGGATTCATGATGTTCACCTCGCCCGGGCCCTTCTCCAGCAGCTGCGAAGCCTGCTGAATGTACGGGTCGGCGATATCCGACACATTCATCCCCGAGTTGATCTGCTTCGCATACGCCGGATAAGTGGCCGCCGCCTGCGTGCGCAACTGCCCCTCCACCGCGTTCGCGTCCGTCTGCCCCGCGATCATCTTCTTGATGTTCGCATCCAGCTGGTTCTCCGGGAGGAACACGCCCAACTGCATCATCTGCTGCCGCAGCTGTGTCTCATCCGAACCCGCCTCGCCGCCGAAATGCAGTCCGGACACCGGGTTCACATACTGCGCGAACTTCTGCCGCAAAACCGCCTGATTGCCGTCGTACCCGTTCGTCAACGCGTCCACCGCGAGCGCGTTCACCTGCTGCGCCGTCGGAATCGCACCCAGCTGCGCCGCAAGGTTCGTCAACGTCGCCTGCAACTGGGTCACCTGCTGGTTCCAGGTCGCCGGATCCGACTTCATCGTCGCCAACGCGTTCCTAGCCGACGTCGAGTGGGTCGCCCACCAATGCGAGTTCTGCACGGCAGAGATGAACTTGTCGGTACTCCACTGCCCCGACACCGCCTGCTGGAAAATCCCGTTCAACTCCGGAACCGAAGTCACCAGCGCGGCCACCAGCGGGGACGAAGACCGCAGCGAATCCAGGGACAGTATCGGCGTAGACGTGCCGACCGCGCCGATCTGACTGCTGCCCGAGCCGCCGCCGCTGCCCATGCGGGACATGACGGACTGCACATACTTCGACACCGTGGTGCCGCCGTCGGACGCAGACGAGTTCGGGTTCGGTTGCCCCGAGAACCACATCGCCGCCGCGCCCTGGTAACCGTACTTGTTCACATACTGCAACAAGATCCCGGCAACAATCGTGTCCTGCAAAGCGTGATTCTGGATGAACTCCTGCTGCGAAATCGAATAGCCCAGGATCTGCTTCGACCACCCGGCGATATTCGCGGGCATCACCTGGTAGGCGCCCAACGCCCCGGCAGGAGACCTCGCCCCGTAATTGCCCCCGGACTCCTGCGCCTTCTCCGCATTCAAGAAAGCCTGGAATTGCGAATCCGCCAAACTAGCCATCCGCTATCCCGTCTGCTTGGTGCCCAAAGAAGTGAAACTGGAATCAGGCGACAATGCCGCAGCGGTAGTTACCGGAGGCGCCGGATTCGACAGCGCCTCCTTGCCCTGCAGAGTCGAGAACCCCGTCATCCCCGACAGCCCCGTGGACTGGCCGGCGATCGACGCCGACAGGTTCGTGAGCGAATCCGGCGAGGTCTGCGGAGCCGCGCCCACATCCGCCGTCAACACGCCCATATCCCCGAGTACCTGCTGGGCGCCGGCCATCAGGCCCTCGCGGGCATTGTTCGTGCCAAGCCATTTCGGGTTCTGCCGCAGCTCCCGCTCGTAGTCGTACAGCTGCTTCACCCCGGGCAGGCCCGTCTTAGGATCCTTGTACTGCATCGCCCCCCGCAACAGGGGGTTGTACAAGTCGACGCTGTCCGGGTTCTGCTCCAGGATCTGCGACAGGGCAGACGCGTACGGCTTCGCGATGGCGCCCACCGTGGTGCCCTTGTTGATCTGGTCCGAGTACGCCGGGAACGCCGCAGCGGCCTGCGTGGCGATACTCGCCCGGATCGCGTTCAGCGAGTTCGACCCCGCGACGATCGACTGCACGTTGCTGTTCACGTACTGGTCGCTGACCGGGATCCCCTGATCGGCCGCGTACTCCTTGATCGCCAGCTGGACCTGCCCGGCGTAGCCGCCGAACCAGCCCTGCTTGACGTCCTTCAGGTACCCGCCCAGCATGTTCTGCAGCTGGGAGTCGTTGTATCCGAACAGCAGCGCCGTGTTGGTGACATTCTGCAGGGCGTTCGCCGACAGCGGCACCCCGAGCTTCGTCGCCAACTCCTGCACCTTCGACGTCTCCGCCTGCGTCTGCTGGTTCCAGGTCGCCGGGTCGGTGGCCTTCGTAGACAGGTTCTGGCGGACCGTAGCCGAGTTCGTCTTCCACCAGTCCGTAGCGTGCAAGGCGTTAATGAACTGGTCCTGGGACCAGTTGCCGCCGACAGCCTCCGAGTAGAGGTTCCCCAGCTCGGGGTCGTTCTGGATGAACGCCTTGATCAAACCCACGTTCTGGTCTGCTTCGGACGTGTTGGCCGACTGGACGCCCATACCCGACCACCAGTCGAACGTAGGCCTCGCCGCGGGCAGCGCTGCCGCACCGGAGTGCCCGTTCAAACCCGTCAGACCGAGCAGCTGCGCATAGTTGGACTGCGGCCCGTAGTTGCTGTTCGTCGCAACCACGCCGTTCATGCGCTGAATCGAGAGGACCTTGTCCTCCTGCGACAGCGACCGGATACGGACCGGGGTGCCCGTATGGTCCGCAACCACGATCTGGTTGTTGCCCATGTACATGCCCACGTGCGCGGGCGTGCCGTTGTGGTCCGAGTCGAAGAAGACCAGGTCCCCGGGCTGCGCCGACTGCACGTTCGCCACCGTACGCCCGGCCTTCACCTGGTCGAACGTGACGCGGGGGATGCTCAGCCCGAAATGCCCGTACACGTACTGCATGAGCCCGGAACAGTCGAACCCGCCGGGGCGGGTCCCGCCCCACACGTACGGGGTGCCCAGGAAGCCCAGGGCGTAGTTGACCAGGTCCTGCCCGGAGATCCCAGCCATCAGCTGTCCATTCCGTTACGGCCCCGAGGGCGCCATGCCCGCAGCAGGCCCCGACAGGGCCTTCTGAAAGGCGTTGAAATAAGTAGTAGCAGCCTGGTAGGCGCCCTCGGCCGGGTTCGCGATAGCCGCCTGATCCGCCAAGAACCCCGCACCGCGCGCACCCACCTGCCGCTGCGAAACCGTGTTCGTCGTCGTATTCGACGAAGCCCCCGAGCCCCCGGAAGCGTCCGTGGCCTGGCCGGGGTTCGCCGAAGTAGACGACTTCGCCTCGAACTTGCCCGTGTTCTCGTCATCCTGGTACGAGTACAGGGAGTTCAGGAACGCCTGATACTCGGCGCCGGTAGGCGCCCGGCCCAGGAGCTTCTGGAACGAGTCCGCCAAAGTGCCCTGCGCGGTAGCCGGATCCATGTACGAGACGTAGTTCGTCTGAGACGTCGAGTTGCTCGCGTCAGGCGAGTTGTTGGCGTTGCCCGTACCGCCCAGGCCGTTGTCCGCCGGGACGATCTGCGGCTTCAACGCGGACCAGCCGCCGGCGGACGCCACCTTGACGATGTCCGGGATGGCCTTGTTTTCCTTCGCGGCCTCCTCGACTACCGTCTGCCATGCAACCAGCACCTCGGCCTTGCCCGCCGACTTCGACGCGGTCAGGCCCATCGCGTAAGCCTGGTCGCGGAACTTCTGGTAGTCGTTCGTCGACCACGAGTTGAACGCCTGCAACTGGGATGCCACGGTGGCCGTGTTCGCGGTCGCAACCGACGCCTTCGTCTGTACGCCGCCGCCGTTGTCCAGCAGCTGCCTGCCCGCGACCGTGGCCGTCTGGTGGCCGCCGCCGATCATCACCTGGTCGGTGGGTTTCACCCCGCTGTTCAGCGACAGGTTGTAGGAGCCGACCGCGACCGTCAAGCCCGTCGACGGGGCCGCGCCCGGGGCCACGGAACCGTCATAGCCGGGCACTGGCGGCGCCGTACCCGCAGAGCCGCCGTTCAAAGCATTGCTGATGGCGGAATCGCCCGGATTGGCCATGTCGCCCCCTACGGCTGCTTGAGATCGTCTTTGGCCAGATACCGTTCGTAGAGCGGCCCGAACTTCGTGTCAGACTGGATGAGCTGCGCCACCTGGTAGTCGAACCAGTCCTTGGCGCCCTGGTTCTTCGTCGCGCCGACCGTCGAACCCGGCGCCATATACGACCGGGCCTGGTCCCTCAACTGGAAATAGGCGTTCAACGACCGGATATCGCTGCGTGCCGGGTTCGACAGCAGCGCCGGATCCTGGGCGATCTTCTGGATGCCCTGGATGCGCACGTCGTAGTCGCCCTGGTTGTAGCCGCTGTAGGCCGCATAGAACGCCGGATTGTAGTACTGGGACGTCTGGTCGCCGGTGGCGTCCACGAACGCCTTCTTGACACCCGCCAGGTCCTTCGCCCCGGACTGGTTGATGCTGGTCAGCCCGCGCGCCTGCACCTGGTAGTTCAGGTTCGACATGATCTTCGCGTACTGGGTCCAGCCCAAGTTCTGCTGCTCCATCTTCGCCGCGTCCTGCGGAGAAAGAGACGAACGCAGGCCGTTCGCCTTCTCCCACTGGTACGCCGCGTCGTTGAAACTGCCGTCACCCTCCGGCCCCACCACGACCGCCGCCAACTCCGGGTTCTCCTTGATGACCGCCGAATAGCGCTTGTACGCCTCCGTCGCGCCGACCGTAGCCGGAATCCCCGGGTCGCCGTTCACCGTCTTGTTCTGAGACAGCGACTGCGTGAACATGAACCCCGCAGAACCGTACTTGTCGTAGAAGTTCTGCTGCGCGTTTTTCGGATCGGCATCCAGCATCTGCTTGTACTGGTCCACCAGGAACTGATGGTCCCCCCGCGGCTTGTACCCCAACGGCAGCACCCGGTTCGCCAGCGACCCGACGACCGTCAGCCACGACGCCTGCTTGCTGACGTCGGCCCACTTCGGCGGAGCCTGCCGTTTGCCGTTCAGGAAATCGTAGTACTGCTCCTGGTACAGGGTCCACTGCAGAGACGCCCGGCTGTTGACGTCGTCGGGGTTGCCGGAGATCCCCAGGATGCCGCCGAGGTTCTGCAAGTCGGTCACCCCGGAGGGGATCACGGACGCGAAACTGTTCTGCGACACCCTGCCGCCGGTCACCATCTGCGCCAGATGGTTGTCCAACAATCCGGGATGGTTCTTCACCAGCTGGTTGACGGGAACCGTCACCAGCGGACCGAACCCGGGGTTGCCGATCGAGTCCGCGTACGTCGGGGAGATCAGCGTCGAGGCCGCGATCGGAATATAGTTGTCCGACCCCATGCCCAGGCTCTTCGCCAAACCCGACGGAAGATGCATGACGAACGCCAGGTTGTCCAGAGACGTCCCGCTGTTCGCGCGCTGCCCCGTCGACGCGTCCACGGCCATCGGCGAGTTCCACAGCGCCCGCTTCGCCTGCACTCCGCGGGCGACCAGCTGCGGGTTCTCCGCGATCAGGTGCGTCCACGACGTGATGGCGTTGTGCCAGGCGTTGAAGAACGGGCTGACGAACCGCAGGGTCGAACCCGCCGACGTGAACCGCGACGTGTCGTAGATCAGGTTCCTCATCGTCTCCCGGGCCTGCCCCAGTGAAGACTTCCGGGCCAGGTCCAGGTCCGCCTGCGACAGCAGGGCGTGTTCGCCGCGCTGCGCCTGGATCTGCTTGATGTTGTCGATGAAGTTGCCCTTGTACAGGGTGTTCGCCAACGGATGCCTGACCAGGATGTCGTCCGGCATCGTACCGGTCAGTTTCATGATCTTGCCCGTGACGTGCTTCAGGTACCCCGTCGCCGGTGAACCGCCGTGCGCCAGCAGCGCCAGGTTCCCGGAGACCTCCGGGCGGGAAGACGGTGACGGCCACTGCTGTTCGATGTGCTTCGCCGAGAACTTGCCGTCCATTGCGGCGCGCTTCAGCGTGTTCGACGGAAGGAACTTCGTGATCATGTCGTGGATCATCTCGATGTTGTCCATCGGCTCCCCCAGGTGCAGCGCCCGCATGCGGGCCTGCCCCTCCGGGGTCTTCAGCATCCAGCCGCGTACCGCGTGCTCGTTCTCGCCGTTCAGCAGCCTCTTCGCCACCGCGTCGTTGCGCAACTGGTTGTTCACGTACCGGATGATCGCGTTCGCATGCACCTTCGCGCCGTCACGCGCAGTAATCATGTCGTGGTCGGTAGCGGCCATCAGCGAGTTGAAGTCGTTCTTCGAATGATCATCGAACAGATCGTTGAACGTCGAATCCGACGACAGCACCTTGCGCAGATACTCCGCATCCGCACCGCCGAACAAATCCGGAACCGACATGGACGTACCCGGCACACGGATAGTACCCTGCCCCAACCGGTTCTTCGGCTGCACGAACTGAGGACCGGCGTCACGCGTGTCCCTGTACGCCTTCAGCGCGGAACCCACCTCGGCCGGGCCGACCCGGTTCGCCGGATCCACATGCACCCCGGCCGCCAAAGCCTGGTTCTGAGCGTTGTGCCTGGCCACCGTGGCGTGGAACGCCGCCTTCAAATCACCGACCTGCGTGTCGTGCGCGGCCTGGACGTTGCGCACCCAGTGCGACGGAGTGAACCGGCTGACCCGGTTCCGCAGGAAGTTGCCCGCACCCTCCACCACGTTGCCGACCGTCGCCAGCGCTCCCAGCTTCGACAGCGAACGCAGCGCATCATCGCCCACATGGTTGTAGGCGCGGTGCCCCGTCAGCAGCACAAGAGGCTTCCACACCCCGTAAACCTTGTCCAACATCTCGTTGGCGATGCGCCCCCCGGCCTCGCCGAAATGGTGCAGCTTCGCCGTGATCCCGGCCTCGTCCATGCGGGACAGGGCCAGATCCAGGTCCCGGCCGTCCAGAAACGGCATCGCCCCGCGGGCGATCTGCGTGTCCAGGTACGCGTCCGTGACCACATGCCCCGAGTCCCCCGGGACGTGCGCGGACCCCAGGTCACCACCGTCGGCGTCCTGCAGGGAGCCGTAGGCGCGGTTCTTCACGTTCTGCAGGTAGGCCCCGCGGCGGGTCGCAGACTCCCGGTAGATGGCCAGCGCATGATCCGCCGACACCCCGTGGGCCGCTGCGGTCTGCGTGATCGCCTTCTTCTCGATGTCGTTGAACACCCGCTGCCGCCCGGCCTGATCCGCCCCGGCATACTTCGCGGCCATAGCCTCGCGGTCGGCGGGCAGCAGCGACGGATACGTGTTCAGCAGCGCCCGCACGTTGTTCACCGAGTCGTCCCGGGTGAAGTCGACGTACTTCGTCGGCCGCGGGTCGTTCAGCGACTGGTAGGCGCGGTCGTTCAGCGTGTGGTACACGCGGATCATCGGGTCCGTCACATGGTTCTTGATCACCGACATCACCGTGCCCGGGTCGTACACCGACCCCAGCGTGGTGGCGTTCGAGTTGGCGATACTCTTCGCCGCGCGCCAATCGCCCAACTGCCCGCCGGACAGGCCGCCCTGCCGGGAGCGGCCCTTCATCTGCTGGAAAAGCTCCTGCGCGGAACGCAGCGTGTCCACGTTCGCCTGCAGCGAGCGCTGAGCCATGTTCGTGACGACCTTACCCGAGTCGACGCTGAACTTCGACAGGCCCTCAGTATCCAGGTCGATCAGGTTCGACTTCAGGTCCAGGTCCATGTTGTCGACGACCTGCGCGATGCGCATGGACGCCAGCTCGTCCGGGATGCCGTCGATCGCCGGGGTGCCCTGTGAGGCGTCCGACAGGCCCTGCTTCGCCTGGGCGAGGGCGTGCGCGTCCGCGCCGACCTTCTCATACTCGTCCATGTCGCCGAACCCGATGCGCATCAGGGACTCGGCCTGCGCCGCGTTCTTCGCGTTCGACAGCAGTGCCGCGGCCCGGAAGCGCTGCGGGGACGCCTTCAGGATCGCCGAGTTCGCCAGCTGGCTGAACGACATGTCCGGGACCTTCTGGATGAAGGCCTGGGTCTTCGGGTGCGCGATGACATCGTCGATACTGGACTTGGGTGTGACTTTGCCCTTGAGCGCGTCGCCGACCTTGGCGGAGGCGGCCTTGCCGACAAGGCTCGCCGGGTCCATGACCCTGGCGCCCGCGTCGAGCGTCCCGGACGCCACCCCGGCCACGGAGTTGTTTTGGAAGAAGCTGTCGCGGGCAGCCTGGTTGTACGGGTCGATCGCACCCTTGTGGTTGATCGTGTTGTTGAATCCGATGACCAGGCCCTGCCCGGGGGACTCGTGTTCGGAGTTGTCCCACGCCTCGCGCCAGTTGTGCGCGGAGAACAGGCCCATCGGCCCGCCGCCGCCCGCCGACACGTCGTTGTGCTTGATCGCCTGGAACGTGTTCTCGTTGACGACGTTCTCGAACGTGGTGATCGGCCGGGAGATCAGGTACGTGTACGGGACGTTGAGCGCGTTCGCCACGGCGGTGCCGCCGGGGATCTTCGCGACCACGTCTCTGCCGACGAACGACGAAGCGTCCCCGGCGGCCTTCTCGATGTCGCTGAGCGGATTCCAGCCCCAGCCGCCCATGCTACGCCGCCTCGTGCACGTAGTGGGGGACGTTCTGGGCGAGCCCGACGGGGGCGTTCGCCGCCAGATCGAAGATCATTCCCGCGCCTTTGCCGAGCTGGGCGGTAGCCGGGTCCCCCTGGATCTTGTACAGGAGGTTGCCCAGAAGGTTGGCGAGAGAGTTCGGCGTCGCGGCCACGAAGGTCTTCTTCCACTACTGGGCGGAAGGACCGCCCATCGGAGGCTGGGGTTGCGGCTGCGCCCCGGGCCCCTGAGAGGGCCCGCTAGGCGGTCCCTGATTGGCCTGGAGCAGGTTCACGAGCATCCGCGAACCAGGTGAAGCGTTGGGCAGGTTCGACACGAACTTGAGCACGGACAGGTACTGCCCGATGTTGTTCATGTCCTGCGACTCGACCTGCTGTGGCGCGATGCCCAGCGCCGACGAATCCGGGCCCGCACCAAGGTCCGCGCCGGACGTCACCGGCTCCCCCGGGCGCTGCGTAGGCGCATCCAGGGGCACCACGTTCTGCATCGCCGGATTCGGCTGCTGCGGACCAGGGCCCCCCGTAGGGGGCGCCGTAGCGGGCGGTGTCGGGGTCTGCGCCAGAGGCGCCCCGCGCTGGTCCCCCATGTACGTGGCGTTCTCCCCGTACTTCGCATCCGGCAGCGCGGCCAGCTTCTGCGCCGGACCGCCGTCCGTACGCTTGCTGAGCGCACCGGGCCCGGAGGCGGGTGCGGGACTACTCGGAGCAGGCATCGGGGTCCTCCGCCCACTCGACCTCGAAACCGCCGTCGAGCGCCTCCAGGTCCCGGCCGATCTCGGCACGGAACTTCTGCTGGTCGTCCGCGTAGTTCCACTGCTGCGAGAACACCGTCGTCAGGTCGGCCAGGGCGTCCGCCGCGGCGCGCGTCACGTTCGTCGCCAGCTCGCACGCGATCGTCGCAAAGATCCACCGGTTGAACCTGCGGGGAACCATGCGCGCAAAAACCGGGTCGTCAAGTGCCGCGTCGTCGTCGTCGTAGGACATGGACCCCTCCAGCGGTTCTAGGACTTGGCGTTGCCCGGGTTGAAGCTGCCGCCGACGCCGTCGGTGTGGAACCCGTCGACCGGGCCGCCGTTCAGGCCGTTGGTGTTGACCATGCCCATCCAGTCCGACTCGATCGGGGCGCGGGCATCCGGGGCCTGCCCGGACTCGAAGGTGTGCTCGTCGACGTAGTTCGGCTCCGCGTGCCCGCCCTGCCGCACCGGAGTCGGGGGGATCGCGTCGCCGTAGTTCGGCTGCTTGAACTCGGTACCACCGGCCATGTCAGGTTCCCTTCGGTTCGGGCGCCACGTCGGCGACCTTCGTGTTGCAGCAAGCAGTGACGATCTTCGTTGCGGAAGCGACGCCGACCATCGTGTTCGACCCGCAGTAGTGGCACCCGGACGGGTTCGCCAGCTTGCGGAACACGCGGTCGATCACGTCTTCCTTGAACTTGTGCCCCTCGGCCGCCAGGGCGGCCTTCAGGTCCTCCAACAGGATCTCGGCCATCAGGGACCGCCCACCTTCCGTGAGACCCTCGCACCGAGGGTCGGACTACCGCCGCCGCTGAGGCTCGCCAACATCTGCATCACGTCCGGGCCGCCAGCCTGGCCCGGGCTCGCCTGGCCCGGGGCGCCTGCACCGGGAGGCAGGCCGCCTCCGCCGGGGCCCCCAGGAGGCCCGCCAGGGGCCTGCCCGGGGCCAGGAGGAGCGCCCCCGCCGGGTGCCTGCATACCGGGGCCAGCGCCGCCCGGAGGCTGCTGCTGATCGGCCGCACCAGGAGGCACAGAGCCCGGCGGGGGGGTCTTGGGGGTGAACGCCTTCAAGACCGCGTCGCGAAGAGACAGGCCCTTCTCGCGCTGCTTGCCGATGTCCGCCAACTTCACGATCAGATCCATCGGGTCCTGGCCCGCCAAAACCAGTTGGGGGACCGCGCCCGCAAGCCCGGCGATACCCTGCTTCAGGGCGTCGTCCAGCTCCTCGTTGTCGACCTTCTCCATTTCCTGGTCGATGTTCACATCAAATGGCATGTTGCGCAGCATGAAGTCCCGCGAGATCCCCTTGTCTCCTCGCAGCTGGAGCAGGAACACGAGCGCCCGGTTCGGGTCCATGCCCGCCGCCATGCCATACGTGACATCCACCTGATGGACGCCAGCAATGTCCTTCGACGGGACATACTGCTCCTCATAGGTGTTCCCGTTGACCTTCACCCGCAGGTAGCGCGACGTGTTCGGCCAAAACTTCTCGTCCATCTCGAAGCACATCGTGAGCACCTCGGACAGCGACCAGCCCACAGCCTCCTGCGCCGTCTTCACCTTCAGGTCCACGGTGCCGTTCAGTGCGTCCACCGCACTGCCGGTGACGATCGAACCCGGAGACTTGCCCTCCGCGACACCCGGCAGGCGCGCCGACTGCGAAGCCTCCGCATCCAGCATCTGCCCGACCTGGAAAGCCGCCGGAGACATCTCCATACCGACCTTGCGGATCTTCTCCGGAGTGTTGGAGCGGATCACCGCATCCGGGCCCAACGGAACAGACTGCACATCCGACGGGATCGCCAGCGGGGCGTACACGGACTTCTTCGCGGCCTCCAGGCCGTACAGGGCGAACCTGGCCTTCGCCAGATGGATCCACACCGTGTCGTCGTACGAACCCCTGGACTCGCCGTCGAACCTGGCACGCTCCGCGATCTCCACCGTGAGCTTGCCCATGGCGTTCGCCAACTGCAGCACAACCAGATTGTTCTTCGCCGGCAGGTACACCAGCGACTGCTCGTGGTCCATGTACATGACCATCTCGAGCTGGCGGCCCGTGGTCAGCTCGTCCGGGGAATCGACCAGCTTCGACGCCAGGTGCGGGAAACGCTTCGCGAGAGCCCCCACGTCCTCCGTGTACACCTTCACGAACGTCTTGCACTTGCCGTACGCGTCCAGATCGTAGTAGCAGCCCAGCGGGTTCTCGAACCGGATCCTCGGACCGGGCTGGCACTCCGCGTCGCCGAAATGCGGCTCCGCGATGATCGGAAGGAACCCGTACGTGTCGTACCAGTCCATCGCCCCCACGAGCGCCTTCTTCAGCCGCGACTCGCCGACGTAGTGATTCGCGATCAGGGTGCGCTTCTGCGCGTACTTCTTCTGCCGGTCCGACACCATCACCCCGGCCGTGCAGGACACCAGGGGCATCACCCCGGCCTGCTCCGAGAACATGCGCGCAGCGTTGTCGATGATGTTCTTCACGATCGGCCTCGGCCACGCATCCGGGAGCATGCCGGGCATGACCCGCTGGATCTCGCCCGCGCGGGCCGCGCGCACGTTGCCGAGCCGCTGATCGCGGGCCATGTTGCGCATCTGCAGGGACTTGACGTAGCGTGCCACGTCAGCCGGGGACTTCGCCACTGGTCTCCTCCCTTATCTCCTCCACCAGGAGGTCCACGTGGAAGTCGACGTGTGCGTCGACCTGCAGTGCAAAGTTCTTCCTCACATCGCCCGCGGACAGGTGCGGCAGCCACGGCTGCGCCACCCACTCCCCGCAGAACTGGCAGCGCCATGCAATGCCGGTCACCAGAACGTCCCGGAGCTCCACGAAGACGCAGGGTCCGCGCCCGGCTGGGCACGCATCCAGTCATCGATCATCATGTACTGGGAGCCGCCCGACTGCTGCCCCAGGAACGCGTCCATGTCCACAGTCATCTGCTCCTCCCGGTCCAGCGGAGACAGCATGTCCGACTCCAAGTGGGTCACGTGGTCGAACTGGTCGCAGATCGTCCTGGCCCTCAGCTCCGCGAACCAAAGTGCCATCACGCAGTCCTGCTTCGGCATCTTCGCCTGCGACGGGGTCGGGAACCATGACAGCAGCTCCTCCCGCAGCACCGCCGCGCCCGGATGGTTGCGGGGGGAAGGCAGCTCGATCAGAGACCCGCCGCCCTCGTGCCCGTAGAACAGGTTCGCCATCGACGCCACCCCGTACATCGGGTCCCACTTGTTGCGGCCGGTCACATGCCCCTGGACGGTCACCCCGCGGCCGCGCAGCCACCGCACCATGTCCTCGTCCTGGCTGATGTACTTGTTCAAACCGTTCTCCTCGATCCGCCACTCCATGACCCCGTACTTCTGAGTCATGCCCTGGACGGTCTCGCGGACCGTGCGCGGAGATGCCTGACGCATCGTCCACACGTCGAGCACATAACGTCGTGTAGTCTGGCGATCGATCCCCAAGATGACGACCGCCGTGTAATTCTCCGGCGCAGGATCAAGTCCGCCGACGACGAACAGCCCCTGCATGCCGCCAGGCCTGTGCCGCGC